GAGTTAGAAAGACTGATGATACCAAAATAAAAGAATTTGATGATATGGAAAGTTTGACATCTTTTCTGGCTACAATTCGATAAGAGTGTATTCTAGGCATATCAATTGAAAATAAATCAAAGCGGTAATTCCCAACGGGTTTTACCGCTTTTTTTATGTTAACAGAATATGGAAGAAGATAAGTTGAACATATTGCTTGAGCAGGCTGATGATGTGCCTCACTGGTATTTCTGCCGTTTACTTGCTGTGATGCGATGGAACGTATAGAGAGGTTCATTTATAGACTGATACCCTTTGTCGTGTTGGCAAGGGTGATATCGTTGTGCCTGTAATTCCCGTTTTTTCTACCCCCAAAAAGATTAAAGAAAGACCAAGGATATTTCCCCTAGTTTTATAAGAGTTCGCATTTGAAAGCCCCTAAATCTTTAGTTTAGCGGTAATTCACTCTATAACCAAATAATAAACCTCTCTATCAGCGTCTGAACAAGTGAATGTCGGCTCATCGAAGAAGTTCATGTTTAAATGTGCTTTAATAAATTTGTCCTTCCCGTCAGAATCCAACAGCATCAATGTTTTGTCTACTGTTTCAAGTTGTTTCTCTGACATATACGACTTCCAATAGTCAGCACGTGATTCATATCCTTCACAAGGTTGGCTTGAATAATATTCAAGTTCTGATACTATATCACCGACCTTCATTTCTTGCACTTCGTTTTCGTTTCCTGAATATCCGAAATAGAACCAATATATTTTCTTCCCTTTCAGTTTCTTGGCTTCTTCAACTGTTAGAACCTTTGCTTCTCCGTTCTCTATTCTATGTATAAATTCGTTCGTTTTCATAACCTTACTTTTTTATTACTGTGTAAAACGGTGCTTCCATCCCTACTTGGCAATACGCCGTTCCTTTTTCGTCTACCCAAACAGCCTGTCCGTAGCTACTGTCAGGGTGATTGGTTGTGGCGGTTACTTCTACTTCTTCACCGTTCACATTGTTTTTCAATATCGCTTCCATCAATTGTTCCGCATCATTTACAAATTCTTCAATTTGATTCATAATAAATTGCCCGTCATGCCGATAGCTAAGCGTTAATTGTTTGCAAAATTATCATTTATAAATCAGTAATTCGTTTTATAAAGTATGTTTTAAAGCATACTTTTAGCGTATTCCGCACGTCTGTTTATCTTAGTGCGCAATGCGGTAAGGCGATTCCGTGTAAACTCTTTATTGGTAGCCGTCCTTAATCCCATTGCATTTAGCTTGTCCGCTACTTTGTCAACATCCTGCGGTGTTTGGCAGTCTTGCAGCATTACGGCAATCGTCCGGTTTAGCTTGTCGTCCATCGCTTCTTTTCTTCTCTTTTCCCCGTTCACCTTACCTCCTTTTGCCTGTCCGGATGTAGTACCACCCAAAGAGGTGCACCAGTTGCCCGATTTTGAGTAAAAGCCGCCTTCTTGCTCTATCTTTTTCTTTCTTGCTTCCAATGCAGCTTTAGTACGGTTCTTTATATTAAGCCGTTCTATCTTAGCAAAAGTTGCCATCATGGATAATTGCAGCTCTATAAGTGGATTCATGTCGGAGCAATCAATATCAAGATTCACGTTTGAGATGATTAACCGCAACCCCTTTGGGGCGAAAAATTCGGCTATCATATCACTAAGTTCTATAATGCCACCTCTTGTAAGGCGTGAAACTTCCGACACTATAATAGTATCTCCTTTATTCGTCTTTGATAACAATTCGGATAGGTTTCTTTTTTTGTACGAAACGCTTCCGCTTATTCCTTCATCGGAAATAATCTCATCAATTTGCAGCCCTTTTGATTCGGCATACTTTGCTATTATATTTCTCTGGCTTTGTGCGTCTTGCTCGTCAGTCGAGAAGCGGTGATAGGCATATATCTTTCCCATAATTCAATATCCGTTTTTAAGTTAATACAATTCGTTTAATTCTTCTTAGAAACCGTTGTGCCCCGTCATTTCCTTCAATGTTCCGCACACTATCCAAATTACCACCAGTATAAAAAACATAGTTCGTTCCTCCTTATTTTAGTTAATAGAAATTTCGGTTTGCTGTTTCTCCCAATCGTATGTGAATGTGGCTGCATATTGTTCACGGTCGTACACAAACACCTGATAACCTATTTGCCCGTAACAGCAAAACAATGGTTGTGTACGCAGCATTATGCCGTTCCATGTCTTACCGTTCAGATACCTTTCCCATGCGAATTTTCCTGCCTCAATGGCGTTTTTTAATCTGTTCATATCTTTATAATTTTAGTTTGTTATCAGTTCCCGGCGGCGGTGTCGCTCCGCTTGTTGTCCCCCACGCCGGGATAGTTGGTTATTTAAACACATGGTCTATAAATACCGTATTAGTTTGCCATTCTCCGCGCTTTTTGAAAACGAAATACCCGCGTATAGTTGCCGTTTCTTTCATTCCGTTTGCAAAGTCATAGGCTGCTTGCTGGTTCTTGCCAAACTCTTTATTTATTGATCCGCTGTTATTGCTTACCCTATAGTGCAGCTTTGCAGGGGCTTTTGTTCTATCTGTAATAATATTCATACTTTCCGTTTTGTGCAATTGCTTGCGGTTAATAATTCGTTATTAATATCCTGCCTACACCTTGCGCGGTGTAGGCGCGTTGTTTCCTTCCGTGTATTGGTAGCCTGTATTTATTGGCCAATAAGGCGATGAGCCTAAATACTTTGCCATGCGGTTACGATAACGTGCGTATATGCGAAAGTATTCCATAAATCTGCCGCGCTGCCTTACATAGCTGCTTATTCGCTTCCATTGCTTATTTAATTGTTCGGGTGTTTTCGTTCTCATATTCGCTTTGATTTAATTGTAAATAATTCGTTTTTTAATCCTTTTCCGCAATCCCGGCAGCCGTATTACTGCCGGGGTGTCATAAGATGATATGTTGGCAAAAAGCCCCAACGTACGTCTATGCTAACATGTGGCAATATATTTTATATTTATTCATTTATTACTTCGTATGTTGGATATATCCATCTCACTAAATCAGCATTTTGCGTTTCACCGCCATAAAGCCTGAAATATGGTTCTCTCCCCTGCTTTATTCGGTATTCTATATCTGTATGCTCAAGAATTTGTTCAGGTGTGAAAAATCGTTCATGGATGAAGCATTTTTCACCGCATACATCAATTTGTTTGCCTTGCAAGGCTTTATATCCATTCTTGTGTATAAATTCGTATATATTCATGATTTAATGTTTTTAAGTTCATAAAACTAGTTCCCGTATATTCATCAAAGACCACGGTTAAGCCGATACGGGATAATTGGTTACTTTTGGTTTTTCCATGTATTGTAGTCATTCGTAGACTCAAAACACATGAAGCCTCCACACACTTTGGCGACATTTGAAGGCGTAAACGGACATTCTTTAATCGCTTGATATCTTGTTTTTACTTCTGCAAAATAAACTCTCATAATCACTTTATTTTATTTGCAATGCTGCGTAGTATCCTCCGATCCATATTAATAACTCTTTCGGGGTGAAATACCCGCTTATACGCTTATTCGGGTAACGTGTTGTTATTTCGCCGTTGTCACCATCCGCCAATATTATAGAGTATGTTTGTTTCGGCAAACTTGATGGATAGAGGGCGAAACCATTTGCCGCACAATATACTTGCAATTGCTTTAATGCTTCTTTTGATGTCATATCCTTAAAACTTATCTGATTCATCATTTTTGTTTAAAAATTCGCGTAACTTATCCCTGTCGGTGCCGGAAATGAATATCACAGCACCGAATAACAAAACCAACAAAACCATATTCAGCTAATTAAATGACCGTCTTTAATCGTCCGTTACCATCCGTAAACCCGTTAAGTATTTCCGCCTCTTTTTCGGCTTCTTCCTTAGTCGGATAGCATTCTATTATACAGTTGTCCAAATTATCTAATATGCCGTAATATCCAAGTGTTAACGGCTTATCCTTGACGGTGTAACGCTTTCCTTTTACTTTCTTCTCATAAAATTCCACTCCCTCAGTAAGCGGGGTATAATGTGATGAAGCGCTAAGCGTGCCCGATTCTATTTTGCAATTAAACTCAATTATACCGGGCAGATCGTTTTTTAAACTGCTTTCCAGGCTTACACCGTCATAAGTTACACTATATTTTCGCTCCTTATCTGTGTACACGTTGAAAATATCGCCCGGCTGCATGTCCTCGCGTACTTTCGCACTGGTTATGATTCCAGCGCCTTCAATGTTATAATAGCGCACGCCGTTAAAGTTGCCCATTTCGGTTAAATGGATATTACCTAACTTCTCCGGTTGTTTCGTTTCTTCCTCTAATTCCGGGATGTATATTTCTTCAGAAAGTGCCGGAAGTTCTTCCACGGCTTCCACCTTTTCGGAAGCCATCAGGTTGCGCACTTCGTCCGCTTTCTTCTTACTGAATATCCATCCGGCACGCTTTTCACCGTTGTAATTTAAAGACGGGTTAAAGCGTCCACCCAGTTCCTTTAATTGCTCTTTGATAGCCTTCGTATCACCAAAAACTGCAATCGCCTTTTCTGAATAGTCCACCATTTCCAAACCTTCAACCGTCACGGCTTCCATTTCTTTGGCTTCCTCAGCCTTTTCAGTCTTAATGCTGCTTTTCTTTGCTTTCGGCTCTATAACCTTATATTCGTCGCTTACTTCTATATGGATGTAAAAATTAGTATCAAAATAGTCTTGCATGCCGTCTGAATCATTATAACGGAAAGAACCAGCATAAGTCGTAACAGCGTCCAACACTTTAAACATTTCCGGCGTTAACTCATTTTCCCAGCCCTTTACGGTTGACATTGTGGACATATAACCACGTTCCGCGCTTCTTGATCCTTCAACGAAAGGAACACAAGGGCCGGATTTTAATTCGATATACATTGAATCAGTGTACATGCTCCATTCAGAACGAACCGAGAATTTAAACTCCGGGAAATTCTTCTTAGCATAAGATCTAACCTTTGCGGATATTTCTTTAGTTGATAACTTGCTGTCATAATTTGAACCAGCCCAACCGTTTGAGGTGTAGAAATTCATTGATTTCATAATGCTATAGTTTAAATTGTTTATAATTCAACATTATAGCGTGATTAATAGCCTACTAATACCATGTACAGACTATACACTCAATAGCTGTATGTTATCGTAATATCAGCAAACCAAAGAAAATAAATGGAAGAATATTTGCAAGAATCAAAACAGAGAAGTACCTTTGTCCCGTGTGATAGGAATGAGGTACTTTAGTATTTCGATCCTTTGAGAGCTTTAACATTGCCGTGTTAAGGCTCTCTTTTTATTCCAACACTTAATAACACGCTTTTGGATATCACGTATACGCTTCGCTTTACGGTTACCCTTGTGAAAAGTAATCGGATATCTTGTGTTATCACTATGTGATATCCTTTCCTTTTCACAATGCAAAGGTGCAAAAAAGTTACCATTCTACCAAATATTTAACCACTAAATTTGTAAACAAACATAAAAATATTACATGTTAAATAACATACAATTAGAAGCCTAATCAGTGCAATATTAAGCCCTTTTGCTTTCATCTTCACAATGTATCGCCTACACCTATCTTTGCCCTATATTGCCTTTATTAAAGCCGTATACAACGAATCAAACGAGCGCTGCAATGCGTTGCAAGTATACCCCCGTCCCCTCTATGCCAGTGCAGCCGTAAACATCCGCCCTCTCCCGATTTTTTTTTAATTTTTTTTCTGAATTTTCACGTCTTGCAGTGTTGCAATATTTCGTATCTACAACACAATTTATTATGTAAAACAATATTATTCATCATTATATCAATATTCATGTTTTGCGTTGATGCTTTCCTATGCAGATTGCTTTTATTCCCCTTTGTTTATTTAAATAATCAAAGGGAGTGAGGTGTTCGCTGCGCTCACTCTTTCTTTATGTTACTTTCTTTCTATGTATTTTGGATTAGACATTTTTCCTTTATTTATATAGGGTATGTCTAATATGCAATGATATAGTACTATGCAATACAAAGTACAGATATCAATATTACAAATATGCTTTTACTTTTAAGATTAAAAACTTAATGTTGAAACGGATTTAAATATATCATAGTGATAAATATTAAAGTAAAGCTTTAATATATGAATTTAATTAATTATATTTGCGTGTATTATAATATTATAATATGAATGACTATAAGTTTTATATGATGCGTTACGGTGAGCTTGGTGCCGTTTGGAAAGACTTGGAAACGGGTTTCCCCGGATTGCGGTATAAAGAATGTACAGGTCTTAATTCGTATGGAGAGCCTACAAATATGTATGCAGAGGATTTTGCCGAAACAAGTAAGGCGGAGGTGTATGTTTCCAGCACACCGGCATACAAGCGGACAACTATAAAACTGACATTGATATTCTTGGAGGATGATACCAAGGATGATAAGTCTTACCGTGACTTTATGGCTTTCATTACTGGCTCCAAGATTGCCTACCGTGATACAGCGAGGAAGAGAAAGGTTCTGATGTACCTTTCAGGAGCCACAGAGCCTAAAAGCGACACCCTTTACGGGCAGAAATACAAGGAAGTGACGTTTACGTTCAAGAACGTTTACGGACATTCCTTCGGATATGACGAACAATTTCCTAACGAATAAAATTAAATTATGAAGAATCAGACACTTTCTATCGAGCGGATGTTGCATTTGAAAAAGTTGGGTGTTGATACGAGTAAGGCGAGTATGTGCTGGCTAAAAGCAAAAAAAGGATTCTATATGCCAACCCATCCAAGTTGTCTTTTCTTGTCATCCGATGAATGGAGCATAGCTATTGCTTCAATCCTTACTGAAGATAAGAGACGTGGAGTTGAAATGATGCCAGCTTTCACCTTGCAGGACATCATAGAGGTGCTGCCTAAAGAAATGAAGACAAGCATAGATACTTATTGGCTTACAATGTCCCATGATAGCGAAGAATGGTATATATGCTACTCGATGTCAGACGAGTTTGACTACTACAAAGAATTTAAGTCTGATTCATTGCTCGAAGCCGCATATAATATGCTCTGTTGGTGCGCAGAGAACGGATATTTGAAAACGGATAAGGAAGAATAACAATGAATCATTATATACCTATATTATTGCCAATTAGAGGGTTTAATTCAATATACCCATTTGTTTTTTGCTGGGTGTTTTTCACCGTAATAGGAATATTATTGCTTATGCTTGCATATATTAGAAATAAATTCAATTTTAAAGATTGTGAATATTCGGATTTATGGCTTTGGGGATGGATTGTTATTATCTCCACGTCTGTAATATTAGGTATTCCCATTTTAATTGGTTTAATTATATAATTTGTATGATATGTTTTTAGAAGAAGAAACTTTATCAGAAGCATTGTCTTTCGCCAAGCTGAAAGACTTGCCAAAGAAGTTCAATCCCGAACTGGGGCTTACTTGGATATTGGCTATCGCTCTTATCAAAAAGAAGAACCTCATGAATGCCTACGCCATTGTGGAGCAGAGGGCAGACGGACTTATCCAGTACAAGAAGACATTCGGACGGCTTTCTCCTATTGATGGGCTTATTTCCATCCATCCGTATATGTACGTAGATGAAGAAGCGTTGGGAATGGCTATGAAAGCAAACAGACGAACTATCGCCATGCACTATGCTGGCTATGCGGATGAAATCATTGACTCGGACGATGAAAAGTTCAAGGCGTACCAGTTGCAGTACGCTATGGATATGCAGAAGCTGAACATGAACCAAGAGAAACCTAGATTCGGGAAGTCTGTTGTGGAGGAAGCGGAGGAAACGGTTAATCCTGTGATTAAGGAAGAATTAAAAGAGAACGAAACCATTGCTACCATTCAAGATGAGGGAGAGTGTGTTATCGAGGTTGAGGACGCTAAGGATGCGTTCAAGCCGAAAAGAGGAAGAAAGGCTAAGACGGAGGAATAGGTATGAGTGATAATGGTAAAATCAATGTCGGTGACTTTGTGCGTTATAAAAACAGAGATGCGATTTCAAAAGTCACCATAGCCAAAGATGGGTGGGTTGCGATTGATACGCCTGTTATGACCGCAGAATCGTGCCTGATTGAAGATGTAGATAGGATAGACAATAAAGATGCCTTTCTTTTTGAAATGCAAGCATTGTTGAGAAAGTACGATGCTTCTGTATATGTTGGTTTTGACCAAAGTGATGAGGTATATACTACCACTATTGCAGTTGGAGAGGATAGCGTTAAATACCCATACACTTGTGGAATTGATGCTGACAATATAATGGATTACGACAAATAAAAGGGAAGTAGAATTATGAACTATAAAATGGACGGGTTTCTACAAGAACTTCAAATATTATTGAGAAAGTATGACGCTTGTATCTATGACGGAGGATTATATTATTTGTTTATAGAAATAGATAGGCATAGCCACACTTCACAACGGATTGATTTTCCTACTTATATGATGGAAAACAACGCGTTGGATGCAGAGAATATAATGTATGATGGAATAAATTAGTGATATAATTATGACCGATAAAAAAACAAGAACATTCTTTATCGCCCAATGCGGTGATAAGTACCTTTATGAATGGGCAGAGCCGCAATTTACATCGTATATGTGGTATGATACTCATACGAAGTTCAGCACAAAAGAGGAATGTTTGAAGGCTGTCAGCTCTACTATGAGACATTCGGATAAGCCAAACGCACCGATAATCATTAAGGAGTTGAGGGAAACGGTGATTACGGAAGTTGTAAACGAAGAAATATTGTAATTATGGAAAAGAACAAGAAACAACAAGGATTTGAGTTCATCATCAAAAAAAGTGATGTGTTGGAGAGAGAAAACTTCGGCTCGTTTGAGATTGTAATCACGAAAGGATATGCCTGTTTTAAGAACTACACAGGATTCCGGGTGTTCACTACTCCATACGCAGTAGGATTGGACGGTGTGGCGCATGAAACATCCCTCTATGCATGGTTGAAGTATATGGTGGACTTCAAGAAATCCATCAAAGGCAAGGAGAATGAAATGTTCGGGGAAACTACTTCCACCAACAAGGAGTTCTTGGACGGTATGAAAGTGCTTACAGAAACCAACCTTGTGAAGCCTATGACCGTGTTTACTGACATAAATGAAGCGCAGAAAGAGGCTGAAAACTACATGAAGTGGATGGAAGGTCAGATGAAAGATTTAAATAAAGCTATGAACACTACGCCGCCCGAAGAAGACTTGAAAGCTAATGCGGAATTTGAACAGAAGGCTATCATGGCAGAAGAAGCGAAAGAGATGTTTGACGATGGAACTGAAACCGAGAAAGGACAGGTATAACCCGGACAATGTATATCACATCTACATAAAGATGGAACGGCATCCCGGTGTGAAATGGGTGTCATTCAAGGACAAGCAGACCGGAGAAGTGACAAAGGGGCTTTTTATTCCCGATGTAGAAACAGGGTGTATTAAGGTGAGAAACGGTAATATGTTTCTTAGCTTTAAGGCGATACCCGTAAAAGGATGCATAAATACCCATGTGATAATACCGAATGTTTCAAAAGGTGTAGATTGTAATTTGGGTAAATGTGGGAAAAAGGAAGTGGATTTCAGAAAGGCTACTATTGGCAGTATGTATGTTATGGGTGAAATACTTAATGAAGACCAAAAGAAAATAATAGAAAAGTATGTCAGAAAAAGAGGATTTCTTAAAATCGGACGTTGTAAAAAAAGTTGAACGCATCGTGTGCGATTGCGTAAATAAAGTATTCTGTAAGGACAAATATTCGCCCATATCTCCATTGTCTTTATACGAAGGGAAGACAAATATACCGTTCGTAAAGAGAATGGCGAGACCGGCTGTGTTTGTGACTGCGCATGACCGATTTGGGGTATCGTACAGTGCGCTAGAAAAGCATTCTCATATTCATGCACGTAACATTATACGATCTGTAAAGACTTATAAGAGCATTCCTGATTCAGACAATGCCGTAATGATGATAAAAGAACTTATAGAAGTTGAACTAAAAAAATTTCCAATTTTATGAGTGATTTGCTTGCTTTTAAACGTAATGCCATCATGCTCGGTCTTTGCACTGGGTATAAAAATAAATGGGACGCAGCGACAAGTAAGGAAGCGTTAATGGATATGGCGTTAGATTCAAACGGTGTGGAACTGTTAGCAGATGCTCACAGCTTTGGATTCGGTATGGATATTCAGTATATGAAACGGACGTTTTCTGACTATATTAATGGTAAATGGAAGCGGAACAAGGACGGATATACTTCGTGCCTGTACGTGGACTTTAATGGGCAAATAGAGCAGGATTCCACGCTTACTACGGTGCTTGCTTCAAAGGTTGAGTTCCATGTTCCGAAAGGAAGCGTTTGCAAGCTGTATGTGGGTGCAGAATCTACTGTTAACATTACCGGAGAAGGTATCTGCTATGTGTACTCATACGGTCACAATGAAGTGACCGGCAGGTTTAAGTTAATGAATTGTATACCTAAGTCCGAATGGGCTAAATAAGTAAATAGTATGAAAGTACCAATAGATAATATGACTTTTGCTGAAAGTGAATACCACAGAGACAATAAGATATGGAATGCTCAAACACTTTATAATTTCGCGAAAGCAAAGGAATACCCTGTACGTGATATGCCATTGTGGAATATAGACCTGACTGTTGAACCGTTTGAGTGCAGCCAGCTTCATAGTTTCATCTTTCAATGCAAACGTGTTCTTGATTGTTCTTTAGACTATCCTATTATACTGGATGAAGTAGGACAAATAGCAGACGGATACCATAGATTATGCAAAGCTATCTTGGAAGGTAGAAAAACGATTAAGGCTATCAGGCTGCTGGAAATGCCGGCACCTGATAGAATTGAAAATTAATATTTTATGACCGAAGAAAAACAAATACAAGATAGTATAGAACTACTTGAACAAAATGCTTTGCCAATTCCTGATGATGGCGATATGGTTGAACAAATACCATTGTTCAGTTCGTCCGATATGCAGTCAGTCATTGAGGATGGGAAGAAAAAACCGCCTATCCATAGGTTGTGGGGTGATTTTTGGTGGGAGAACGAGCTTGTTTTCTTGTTCGCTGACAATGGTATTGGTAAGTCTATTCTAGCCACACAGATAGCCTACGATATTGCCAAAGGGAAGAGCGAATGTTCAGAAGTGGAGATGCCACCGCAAGCCGTGTTGTACTTCGATTTTGAGCTTTCGGACAGGCAGCTTGCAAGACGGTATAAAAATGCCAAGTTCCCTAAAAATCTTGTAAGATGCACCATATCGGAAGAAGTGGATAGCGAAGAGTTCAGCATGAACGTAATTGACGGTATCAGGAGCAAGCTGCTTGACACGGGAGCAAAAGTAATGATACTCGACAACCTTTCCTATCTTTCCACGCAGACGGCAGAAGCGGAGTATGCCGGGGTAATCATGGACGGACTTACAAGATTGAAACGTGAGTTGAATATAAGTATCATGGTGATAGCACATACCCCGAAGATTGAAGAATGGAAACCATTGTCGAAAACGAATATGGCAGGAAGCAAGATATTGTCTAACTTTGCAGACGGAGTATTTGCCATAGGACGTACAAGGAATGGAGGACGTTATCTAAAACTACTAAAAACTCGCATGGTGAGTGAACCGGATGAGAAGTCGCTCCTGCCCTACTTCAATATTATTTCGGAGCCTTACCTTCATTTTGAAAAAGTTGGTGATGAAACGGAAAAGAAATTACTTATGGGGAAACCTGCAAAAGATTTTTTCACTTCTATTTGGGATAGAGATACGACATCCCCTATTCCTCTGAATGAGCTGGTCAAACTAATTATATCTAAGGATAATTCTAAGAATACTATAAAGGCTAAAGACGGAAATGCTCGAAAACGTATTGACCGTGCTATAAAATACGGCTCTTTAAGGAAAGATGAGTTAAAGAATGTTTTTCTGAAAACAGAAGATTGATTGTCAATTATCCACAAACTGTAATTTAAAACAAGTTAAAGAGCGCTGGAAAAGCCATAAAATTGGGTTACAAGGATCAAAATATTGTGGCTTTTCCAGTAGTTATAATGGTTCGCATTTGAACCCATAAATACTTAGTTTAAAAGTAGTTAACGTTTACAATTCATTTCTTTTTAAGTATTTCAATACATTTCTTTACTCCATCATCGAAACCCTGTTTATACCCTCTAGTATATTCCCCTATAGTATATACCGCCATTGACAGAAAAAATAGAAGGATACCCAAAGCCTTATACCAACCAGGAAGAGAAATGGAAAACGGCTTAAATGTAATTGTGAGATCTCCAACCCATAATAGGGAGATAATACATATAATTGTAAATAATATTGTTTTCATATTCAATACTTTTTCCCGTTCAACATAGGTCTTAATTCGTTATATTTTTGTTTTTGCTCGATATGCCAAAGCAAATCTATGTCAAGATGTTTGGCAAGTCCAAAAATTGACAGTATCATATCATTCACAGTAATAGAAAAATCAAATATTCCGTCATATCTAACAGGAAGTGTAGAGATGGAATAGATTGATTCGGTGAAAGTTTCGTCTTTACAGGCTTCTGCCATATCTTCAATACAGTCATCAATATCTCCGTTGGCAAGTTCAAGGCTTATCCCTCGAAGTCCTGCAAGGTCAAGCAGGAGTATAACCGCATCACTCAATTCATCAGGAAGTGAATCTTTTATATGCTTTTCAAAGGAGCACTTAAATCGCTTTTCTTCTTCCACTAATGCAGGATAACGATTGTATTCCATTTCAAAACGCGATTTGCATTTCTTTCCTAATTTACCTTTTCGGTCCGCTTCCACAGCTTCCATAAGCTCGGAAATGATAAGACAAAGAAGATGTTCATTACTCAGCTCCTTATCATGGAAACCGTGCTCGCAAGCGGTCTTATAAGCTCGATCCCGTAGTTCGTTTAAATTAATATTCTTCATTCCCTTATTCCTAATTTAATTTCTTCATCCTTAATTATTTTTCCAATCTTATCGGCTTCCTCATACCGTTCTTCTTTTATCAACAGTCTTTGCAATTCCGAAAGCTGGTTAATGTAAACAATATCGTTACGATCTGATACATGGCGGACATATCCTTCTATCTTATCCATCTTGTCTTCCATGCGTCTGTGCCACTTGCTTACCAAGATTAAGGTAAACATCAAAGCACAAGCATTTAATGAGGTAAGGATACCTTTAAATATTAATTCTGCTGTTTCCATAACAATATAATCTGTTAATCAATAAGTTCAAATTCATAAACAAACATGAAAGGGTTACTTTCATATATACATTTGCCTAATAATTTGTATATGAGAGCGACAAAGGCTTGTTTTGCATTAGGATACTTATACTTTCCAGAGTCGTCAAAACTATATGTAAAACCCATGCAATCGGTATGCGGTGAATCAAATCCTAAAAAATATTTTCCTATACCTTCTTTCATACAACTTTCATCATCTATATCTTGGAGTCGTTCAATCTTAACATTGATAATGCGGATGTGATGTGGCATGGCATCAGCGCGGACAAATAACTTGTTATGCCAACCTTTGCTATTCTTCCAACTACTAACTAACATATCAAGTGTTTCCAACCCTTGTTCATGGTAAACGGCTTCATAACTTTGAGCAATGGCATAAATTTCACCAACTTTGTATCGAGATAAATGCATTTTATCTTCTCTAAATGTAAATGGAACAAGTTGTCTCGCCATAGTCTTCCGACCATCCAATACCGCTTGGGTTAATCCTAATTTATCGTTGAAAAATATCTTCTTCATAATCATATAAGTTTTAATGCCTCCAAAATACCAGCTTCTAGTGCTTCTTCATAAGTGCCCCATTCACCACCATCATTAGGTCCTTCATAAACAGAACTAGTTATATGAGTTCCATTATCAGCTTTAGATATTTCGTATCCATAGCCACAAGCACAGTTATATACGCATATATGAATGTTTTTGGTTTCACGTAGCCACTTCTGGGCGATGGATTGAGTAGGACAAGGATAAAATAATTTAGGTAAATCCTTACTAGTTCTAAATATGGTTTCCATCATTATACCCTTATGATTAATAATATCTTTGCAATACTCATTGAAATCTTTCTCTTTCAGCAGTTTCGCTGTTTCTAATGTTACAAATTCTTCGGTCATGGTTATTCTCCTTTACACTCTTTACACTCTTCACAATGCAATTTATAAGCATGGGCAAACATCCCTAACGTAACAGGATCAAAGTGAAAATCTGCCTGTTTATCTTCTATGACAACTGAAACACATAATTGGCCGTTGCAAAAGTCAATATATGCCTCACCACCTCCATCCCCTCTAATGGAAAAGGTTTGTGTCTGTACACTATCCATGATTCTCCTCCTTTAGTCTTTTAATTAGGGCATCAGCGCAATTAAGCGAATATTTAGCGACTGCCTCAGAATTAATACCATTCTCGTTTGCTATAACAACTTTAATAATGTCTTTTGCCAATTCGTACCTACGTTGTTCCCAATCAATGTTTTCACTAAAGAAATTAAGTTCTGACACCTTGATATACATGTTTTCCACCAATGCAGTACCATCATCATATAAATCCTTAATCTCTACAATTTCTCCAGTTGCTTTTATTGTTGCTTTCATAATTTATTTCTCTTTAAGATTTACCTCAATTGAATATTTGTCAGTTAGCTCGGTTTTTATTGCCTCCTTACTTAAGGTATATAACATGTTATAGCCTCCTTGATTTTTTATTTCATCGGAAACCATATGTCTAATCCAGTTGTCCAGAGAAACATCATTTCCATAAGTATTATGGAAAACTCGTTTAACCTCCTCTCTAATGATAGGAATCATTATCTCCCTTATATCCTCTTTAGTCAACTTTAGTTCGTTGTGGATATAGTTCTTTACTTCTCTGTATCTATATTTACTCATAATAATTATCCAATAAGTTTACGTTCTTGTTTATTCCTCCTCCGTTATTATACATCCTAATAACACACCTAGATATTTCATTCCAAGTTCGGAAACATGGTACACAATTTGTTTTTCTATATCTAACAATCTTCTATTCGCGTAACCAATAAACACCAACTCTTCCCAATCATCATCAGGATGATTAACAATATACCAGTTACGATAAACCTTGTATCTATTTCTTTTTATTTTACCACGCTCAAACCCTATAGCGTGTTCCATTTTTTCTATCTGTCTTAATGATAATTTTACATCATCCATAACACTAATGTATTAATTCGTCCAATACCTTCTTTACAAGTTCATAGCGTGATAATTGCCAATCTTTCGCAATATCATCTATTTTATCATCATAATGATTGTCATAAACATACTGATTCAAGCTGTCAATAAACCCATCACCGTCAAGACCTTCATCACAATCATCAAACATATCAAGTTCACAGGCTAATTGGGAGCAATCACAGTGACTAACCCAATCATAAACACGATCATCACAAACATTGGTCTGTCTGTTATATTTTTCTCCAATGTGTATTACTTCACCGCAAAAATTGCACCTGTGCTCTTTACGAGCGACAGGAGTTTTATCTCTTAATACTTTTATCATTTTAATTCATTAATTAAAGCATCAGCACAAACAATTGCAAACCGAGCAATGCTTATAGGTATTGTATGTTTCTCTCCTTTCTTGTAATCTGCTTCCGAACTAGCGTAACCAACTATTGTTTTATCACTTAAAATCCCTTGCATGGCAGCTTTCGCCAATTCGTATCTACGCTGTTCCCAGTCGATAGCTGAAAAATCAAGTTCGCATTCCTTGAATACCATGTTATCACATACATATAAATAATCTCTGCTATGTTGAGAGTTGATGTTTAATTGGGGAGTTACATCCACCAAAACCCCTGTTGATTTTACTCTTGCTTTCATATTTAAAATTCTGATTTAATAATAGTACCAAATGAACGATACCTACGCCAAACCATATTTCCACGTTGAATACTAGTAATCCAATCACAAGCCTTAAAAACTTGTCCTACATTATATAGGAATGGTCTTTTTTGAATTTTTCTTTTTATTCTTGCTTTCATATTTAATCGAAATACATTACTTTCTTACCTATACATACCTTGAACCTTGAAAGAGATTCACTATATTGTGTAATATTATTGGGATTATATTTGTTAACAAAACATCCAGTACGTTTATGGTATCTGACACAAGCATTTTCAGGAGATTTAGCCAATATTTCTTTCTCATCGCTAAAACTAAAAAATAAACTATCTCTATATGATACCTTATACCACTTTACTTGGCTTCTTATCTTTTTAAAATACTTTGCTTTCATTATTCCTCCTTTATTTTAAAATGTTCAATCAGTTCGTCTACGGTAGCTTTGTGATAACGCCCTGAAATAATGGTTCATAATCAATTCCTCCTTTTAAAACATTCAACAACTCTTTAGCTCTCTTATAGGTATCAAATCCTTTTACATTCACCCATTCGTATGAAATACATTTGTCTTTTCTGACTTGTACCCAATATATTATTATGGGAATACAACCGTTGCACCCTTCTCCTCGTATGATTCTGTACCTTTCCATATTAGTCCCCTTTCTCCTTAATCCGTTCCAGTACATCCTTGTTGGCTTCTAGTATCTCGTCAAAAGAGGGGATGGGCATCCAATGGGTAATGCCTAATCTTTCTTTATTAACATTTGCTCCAGTTTCCCATTCACCCAAAGATGAAAGCCGGCAAATAAGGAAGCCATAAGCCCCTCTTGTTAGAACCACTGTGTTATTTTCCGGCAACCGTTCCTTAACACTTATCCAAGGAGATTGCCTGGATTGCCATTCTGCACCTTGAACGAAATTCATCTCTCCAAACTTTGCCAAATCTTTACCGATCAAAGTTCTGTCAACTGTCCTGTGATTGAACAGGATATTTTCCCTTGCTGCTTCTTCCAATGTCTGTTTCATATCCTATTCTTTAAAGTTTCTCATGTATTCGCAATCCTCATCACATACACCTTTCTTTGCACAGTGAGGGATATTAGTTCCCCACTCATATTCAAAATTATAACATAGGTTTCTGTATTCTTTCCTTCTTTCCGTAGAACCAAGTGTTCTTGCTGAACTCCATGATTCATAGTCATTGCTAGACGCCTCTTTAAGAACGCATCCATCATCGTTATATAGCTTTCTAACTTCATTCATATTTGTTCCGTTTTGAACCATTTACCTGACACCAGGAGAATGGTAATTATTCGCAATTAAATTCTAATTGCTCTATCAGTTAACTGTTAATCAACTTCCACTAACTCACCGTTTTCCAGTCTATACCATGTATCAGCCTTGACAACCTCACCATCAACTGCTACAGCCTTCCAATCAACAATATCATACGTATCATCCCTTTCCTCAGCTATGACCAAAATTGCACCTATTCCGCCTTTTACCTGAACATTTTTCCCTCTTGCTACTGACAAACCATTATATCCTGTTGAAGCCTTCCCTCTTGCCGTGGCAGCACCTCCATCACCAGCCGTGGCAGCACCTCTATCACCAGCC